GGAACTGATAATTCTCTCGTTCGTTAGCGACCAAAGCGAGCATTTTATCGATAGCTAAAAGAATTGTCAGCGGAGCTGATAATTCTGTCATTAAATATTTAGAAAAAGGAAGTAGAAAAAATGCAAGAAAATAGACCTGTCATTGCCCTTGATTTCCCTGAATTCTCAGACGTAAAAGATTTTCTCGAAAAATTTGACCCGTCAGAACAATTGTATATTAAACTAGGAATGGAACTTTTTTACACGGCTGGGCCCCAAGTCGTTTACTATGTAAAATCGCTCGGCCACAGTGTATTCCTTGATTTAAAACTCCATGATATTCCAAACACCGTTGAATCCTCAATGCGTGTTTTAGCACGTTTGGGAGTGGATATGGTTAATGTTCACGCCGCTGGTGGTGTTGAAATGATGGTCGCGGCTAAACGTGGTTTAGAGGCTGGAACGCCAGTTGGACGGCAAAGACCAAAATTAATTGCGGTCACACAATTAACCTCAACTTCTGAGGAAATTATGCAAAATGACCAAAAAATTATGACTAGTCTTGAAGAATCGGTTATTAATTACGCACAAAAAACCGCTCAAGCAGGACTTGACGGTGTCGTTTGTTCGGCACATGAAGTTGAAAAAATTAAAGCAGCGACATCGAAAGAATTCATTTGTCTCACACCAGGAATCCGCCCAGAAGGTGCAAGTAAAGGCGACCAAAAACGAGTAATGACACCTAAAGAAGCAAGAACAATTGGTTCAGATTATATTGTTGTTGGCCGTCCAATTACCCAAGCAAAAGATCCAGTAGCTAGCTATCATGCGATAAAAGCAGAATGGACTTAATACATAGTTTTTTAGAAAATTAAAAATTAAGTATGATAGTAATTTCATCAGAAGTAAGTAAAATCTTGCTGATGCATGTTTTTACTATCTTTTTTTGTTGTTCATAATCCATTGTTCTTATGTCCCCTGATTTCAGTAATTCTAAAACTCGATTATTTTTATCGTGATTTATTTTACTTTCTTTGTTTTCATTCAATTGATTTTCTAACTGTTTTTTTACCCCTAAAAGATTTTTAACATTCTTTTGAAGTTCAACTTCATCAATATAATCATTTCTAAAAAGATAGTTTTCTTTATCAATTTTCTTATTTACAGATTGTAGCTCTTTTTTAACCGTTTCAAAATTAAATGCCTCTGATTTATCAAGCGATAAGAATTTTTTCAACTCAGTTTCTTTAGTTGGTAAATTAGCAAGATATTCAATAACGTGCTCTTCTAAATCTAATCTATGATAATATCCCGAGTCACATTTTTTCTGATTATCAGATAGGCGCTTTCTATAATCCTTTCTCCTTACACATTCATATCTTACAGCTGAAGTCCCATCTAAACGCTTGGGACCAGTTAAAGATGTGATATGCCCGCCACAATATCCGCATTTAAGTAGACCAGATAGCATATATTTGGCACGGAATGGTCGAGCTACATTGGTTAGTTCAACTTGCTTAATTTGGCGCTTTTCCAACTCATCTTGTACAGCCCAAAAAAGTTCTTCGCTTATTATTTTTTCATGCTCTTGTTCATAGGCTTTACCTTTAAATTTACCCTTAGCAATATAAACCGTATTTTCAAGCATATTTCTAATTGTACTGAAGGGCCACTTTCCTTTTCTTGAAGAATATCCTTTTTCATTTAATTCTTGACGGATTGTAGCCACACTTTTTCCACCCATATAATCAGTAAATATCTTTTGAACAATTTTGGCTTCTTGGGGTACAATTTCAAGGATGTCTTGACCAGGAGTTCTTTTGTATCCATAAGGAGGGGTTGAGAAAGCCATAGTTTTTCCTGATTTTGCACGTCCGAGCCTTCCTAATGCCATACGCTCTGTTATTGTTTTTCGTTCCATTTCAGCAACCGCAGCAAGAAGAGTGAAGAAGAACTCTCCCATAGCGTCAGATGTATCTATTTTCTCATTTAGTGATACAAATTCAATGTCATTCTTTTTGAAAACTTCTTTGATTAAATATAAATTATCACTTGTACTTCGAGAGAGGCGATCCAGTTTATAAACTAAAATAGTGTTAAAAGTGTGATTTTCGGCATCTCTAAGTAATTTTTTCATAGCTGGCCGTTCTATGGTGCTTCCAGAAAAACCTGCATCAGTGTAGACTTCTGAGACTTCCCATCCCATTATTTCGCAATATTTATTCAGTTTATCTTGTTGTTCTCCGATGGAATAACCATCTTCAGCTTGGCTTAGTGTGCTGACTCGGCAATAAATTGCTACTTTTTTCATTGTTTTTGTACCTCATTTTTGTTAAAATAAGTACAGTAAAAATGCTTCATTTGAAGTGTTTATACTGTACTTGAGATTAAATCCGTCCTCGCCGTCCAAAGTTTGGGCGGATTTTTTTGTTTTTTTAATTTTTTATTTCCCACTTATGTCCACAGTCATTGCACATCATCTTGAAACCCTTAGTATTACTACCAACTCTTATAATTCCAAAATTTCCTTTTTGTATTGCGCCAAGTGAAATGACATTATGGCTATGACATTTAGAACATATTGCGCCTTCTTTAGCTAATTTTTTATCTTGTTTTTTTAATTGATTTATATCTTTCTTTGCATTTTTTTCAATTTTTGCTTCTGATAAACTATCTTCTATTATTTGATTTGCTTCTCCAGATTTTAATTGTTCAATTGAAAGAGAATTTAATATTTTAGAGAAAAGTAGTGGTTTAGTAGCTAATCCTCTTAAATCATATCCTAACAGTTTCATACAATCAGCACATACTATTTCATTATTGTTATTCAAATTATAATGAGCGGTTAAAGCGCCTATTTTTTTATTACAAATTCCGCATTCTTTTTTTCCCATGACTTTCTCCTAGTTATTTCTTTAATGATAATTTAGTTTTTAAAAAATTAATTGTGACTGATTCTCTATAGCAATTTGTTCCATTTCCTGAGCTGCCATATCGTAAAATTCTTTTACAGATAATTTGAAGCGTGTTAGAAATCGTTCAGGAGTGTAGTAACACGCATGATAGTCTATTTCTTCTAAGTAATCAATTGCTTTGCAATGTATCATGAATCTGTTCGCTTTAGCTTCATTAATAACATGTAGCTGTGAGGAACTTAGCTTAGTCAAAGTAGTCCCTTTTATTTTATGGCCACATTCATGCAGAGTTATGATTTCCATTTGCTCGTCAGATTCAATAGTACCATCAACAATAATCGCACCGTTCTCTCCATATTCAAAAGCATAAGGGAGATAGTAGCCTCCGCCATCGAGAGGAGAGGTAGAAAACACCAAAGGTATTCCTATCTCATCAAGTATTTCTTTATAATTCATAAAATCTCCTGTCATGATTTTATATTTTAGTCTTTAGGTTTAGCTTCCATGTATCCTTTAATCATGGCTTTGATTACTTCTTTATCATGATCAGTCATAGGTTGTCCATTATACGCTTCGGCGCTTCCTAACATCCGGTCAACATCTTTTTCGTTGAACGGAGAGTCAGTACGTTCTAATAAATAGTCGGTTGATGTTCCAAAATAATCGGCTACTTTTTGTAAATTTTTGCCGCTTGGAGTCTGTCTTTTCCAAGCATAAAGCGAATTAACACCAAAATCTAAGCGTTGTTCTAATTCGGCAATTGATATTTTTCTTTTGTCAGCTAAAATTTTTAGACGGTCAAAAGCAGTCATTGTGCACCTCCAAGAGCACAAGAAAAACTAAACTAAATAAAAATATAGAAAAACGTTGACTTCTAAATAATTATATAGTATAATAATCCTTGTAGAAATGAGTTAAGTTTCTAGTTAAGTTTTCAGTTAATAAAAACGCTTCACAAATACAATGAACCGAGCCGCCAAGCAAGTTTATAAAGTAATTGTTAAGGCTTTTAACTATGCTTTCATTCTATATTATTATTTAAAAAAAGTCAATAATAAAATAATAATATAGTGAATAATCGTTTAACTAGATTCTTAACTGTATTCTATATCAAATATAACAGCAGAGACAACTACTCAGACGGTGTTAGTACGGCAGACGGAAATCTAAGTCAAAGAGTGAAGCAACTTGTTATTAATTATTTTATAGAGAGGAGCAGTTAAATGCCACAATCAAGTAATGCAGGCGAACTAATTCTTGAATGGTTGGAACTTACAGGAATCCGACAAGATTCTCTAGGTTCTGAGTATGGACAGAAGAAAGTTCAATTTCATCAAATGCTTCATAACAAAACTCCAAAACATGAAGCAAGCGTGCTTATGTCAAAGATCATGAGTGACAAAGGAATCACTTTGGATAAACTAGATGAACTTCGTGAATTAAAAGGAGCCTAGAAAGAATAAATGGATAAAAGACCGAAAATCTATGGCAAGTTTAAAGATGGAACAGTTGTTGAGCTTGCCGACATAAAAGAAAGTGGAAAAGGATTTAATGATTATCCCCCATTTTACATGGTTCTAGCTGCTATCAATCGAGAAGAGGGGAGAGCTTAAAGAAATGCTCAAAATTAAACTTTTAAATAAGTCTGACCAACAGTGGTTAGATGGTCGCAAAGATGTTGAAGCACAATTGGAGATTTATAGTTCAATCATCAACGCAAATGACCGTGTTCGAGCTATGAAACAACCACGTACACAGCCCAGTGAATCACTTGTGCATTACGCAAAAGAACAATCGCTTGGGATGTGGTTAGAAGAATCACCATTCTTAGCAGAAATGAAAAAAGCCCGCACTGGTAATGCGAGCTGGTAGAAAATTTTCCCAAAATTCTACCTTCATTATATCAAAAAATGAAAGTGAATAACATGATAAAAATCAATAAATTAGAAATTGAAAATGTGAAGCGTGTCAAAGCAGTTTCACTTGAGCCAACACAAAACGGGCTGACCGTAATTGGTGGACGAAATGGCCAAGGTAAAACATCAATCCTTGATTCCATTGCATGGGCTTTGGGAGGTAATAAGTACAAACCTAGCCAACCGCATAGAGAAGGCAGTGTACTTCCGCCAAATCTTCAAATCTCACTGAGTAACGGTTTAGAAATCAAGCGTGATGGTAAAAACAGTGATTTGAAAGTCATTGATCCTAGCGGTCAAAAAGCTGGTCAGAAACTTCTTGATAGTTTTGTAGAAGAATTCGCCCTCAATCTTCCAAAATTTATGGAGTCGTCAAATGCTGACAAAGCAAGAACATTACTTCAAATCATTGGAGTTGGTGACAAGCTAGCAGAGTTGGAGAAAAAAGAACAAGAACTTTATAACGAGCGTTTAGTTATTGGACGAGTTGCAGACCAGAAAAAGAAATTTGCTGCTGAAATGACCTACTTTCAGGAAGCACCCAAAGAGCTTATCAGTGTGTCTGAACTTATTCAGGAACAACAAGCTATTCTTGCTAAAAATGCCGAAAATGAGCGACTGAGAGGGCAAAGGGACAACCTGAAACAACAACAAGCTCATCTTGATTCTGAAATTGCTCGATTAATTGAAGAAAAAGCCAAAGTCGACCAACAACTAGAAATTGCTGAAAAAGATGCACTTGATTTGCATGATGAGTCGACTGAGCAACTTGAGTACAGCATCAGCAATACCGAAGAAATCAATCGCAAAGTTCGTGCCAATTTTGATAAAGACAAAGCCGAACAAGATGCTCAAGTTGAAAAAGAAAAATATGATAACTTGAGCGCTCAAATTGACCGTATTCGTTTAGATAAAAATCAATTGTTAGAAGATGCAGATTTGCCTTTGCCTGGCCTGTCAGTAGCAGAAGGAGAACTCCTCTATAAAGGTCAACGCTGGGATAATATGTCCGGAGCTGAACAGCTTAAAGTTTCAACCGCAATTGTTCGCAAACTCAATCCAGAGTGTGGTTTCATCTTGATTGATAAGTTAGAACAGATGGACTTAGACACATTGAAAGAATTTGGCCAATGGCTCGAACAAGAACAATTACAAGCGATTGCCACAAGAGTTTCAACTGGTGACGAGTGTTCTATTATCATCTCTGATGGTTATGGTGAAGAAACTGGACAAGCGGCTGTAATTGAAACACAACCAGCTCAACCAGAACAGACAAAATATCAGTTTTAAGGTGGTGAATTATGGAAATGAAACAGATTCCAGATTATCCTAACTACGCTGTGACTAGAGATGGGAGAGTTTGGTCCTATAATACTAACAAATTTTTAGTGCCGTATCTAACTAAAAAGAATATCGTTGTTATAAATTTGTCTTTTGAGGGAATAAGTTTTAAAAAAAGTTTATCTAGGATTGTATTTGTAACGTTTCACGGGTATGAGCCTGAAATTGTAAGACATAAAGATAACAACCCTAATAACAATTGCATAGAAAATTTAGAGGGGATATCAAAGGAAGAGCATTTAAAGCGTTTAGGAAATGCTAGCAATTTCAAAAATCAGAAAAGAAGGGAAATGATTAAACTTAATCCAGAAACCGGAAGTAGAGAATTAGTGGTTTACCCTTATAAATCAACTGAGTACGATTGTGCTTTAAAATGTTGCAATTTTAAACGGCTAACTTTCAGAGGAAATTTATATTTTTACCCAGAAAGAAAAGACCAACTCATGGATGAAATAATTAAAAGAATACGACTAAACGATCTTTATATATCAAGTCATCCTGAAGATATACGTGGGAAATACGCCTGTAAAAGGCGCATAACTGAGAATAAAAAATACCTTGAAATACTAGAAAAAATTTAAAGGAGAAATAATGGCATTTAACATTACAAGCGGTCCAACTGCTACCGCTCAAAAAGTAGTTTTGTATGGAGTTGAAGGAATTGGGAAGTCAACCTTTGCTTCACAGTTTCCATCACCAATATTCATTGATACAGAGGGGTCAACCTCAAACATGAATGTGAACCGGATGGATAAGCCTACTAGCTGGCAAATGCTAATTGATGAAGCGAACTACATCAAGCAGACTCAAATGTGCGACACTTTGGTTCTTGATACAGCAGACTGGGCGGAAACATTAGCCAATCAAGCTGTTATTGCTAGTGATATTAATGCACAGTCTATTGAAGACTTTGGGTATGGTAAAGGCTACACAATGGTCAAAGAGAAGTTTGGGAAATTACTCAACCTTTTATCCGAACTGACAGAAATTGGGATCAATGTCGTTATTACAGCTCATGCGGATATTAAAAAATTTGAAAAGCCTGATGAAATGGGAGCATTTGACCGTTATCAATTGAAGCTTTCAAAACAATGTGCACCCTTGCTTAAAGAATGGGCTGATATGTTACTGTTCGCCAATTACGAAACAACAATTGTTACTGACAGTAAAACCAAATCAAAAAAGGCAACTGGTGGTCAACGTGTCATGTTCACTACACACCATCCAGCTTGGGATGCTAAAAATCGTCATGGATTACCAGATAAACTGCCCTTTGAATTTGGAGCAATTGCTCATGTTTTCCAAACACAAGTCGCTTCACCGGTTCAAACTCAAACGCAGCCATCAGTTGAACAACCTCAACAAGAACAAGTAACTGCAGCAACCACGGTTGAAACACCTCAAGAAAACAATTTTGGACGTGAGCCAAATATCATTGATCCAGCAATACCAAAAGAATTGGCTCAACTGATGTCAGTAAATGAAGTGACAGAAGAAGAAATTCGTAGATTGGTAGCAGAAAAAGGCTTTAGACCTTATGATATGCCAGTCAAAGATTATCCAGATGATTTGATTCAAGGTGGTCTTGTTGCTCAATGGGACAAAATTTTCACAGAAATTAAAGCTAAAAGAGCTTACTAAATAAAAGGAGAAATTAAAAATGAACGATGATATGCAAATTTTAGGTTGGGACGATGAAGTAGAAGCAGGTAGTCCCTTTGTCCTCTTACCCGAAGGTGATTATCCTTTCACTATCACAGGACTTGAAAAAGGGATTTATGAAAAGCCAGCTGACCGCACAACTAAAATTCCAGCAAATTGTCCGATGGCAACAGTATCATTGGAATTCACTGCAGCTACTGGTGAAAAATCAACATTGACAGAAAAATTCTATCTTTACAAGAAAATGCAATGGAAAATCAATCAATTCTTTACAGCGATTGGTGCTCCAAAAAATGCAGACGGAGTTATAAAAATGAATTGGGCGACTGTTTTGGGGGCTCATGGGACAGCGAAATTAGTTGTTAACAACTATACAGACCGAAACGATAAACCAGCCCAAAATAATAGAATCAAAGATTTCCTTGAACCAACTCAACAAACTGCAGCGCCAGGTTATCAAGCCCCACAACAAAGCTATCAACAACCACCTGCTCAAACTCAACCCCCTCAACAAAATGTAACACCATTCCCACAACAAACTGCTGCACCTCAAAATGGCGCTGGCTATAACTTTTAAGGGGGAGATAGAAAATGCTTGCAGAAAAAAATCTAACAGGTAAATTTAAATTTGAGTTTTCAGAAGCTGTAAAAAACTTCTCTCAATGGTTGGTAAGTATCGGTCAAGACTTCTCTTACAAAGAAAAAGACTATACTATCACAGCAAAATTTGAATGTGATGAAGATTATTATAATGCTGAGGCGAAAGCGCTTGAATTAGAAGGTAAAGCAAACCCTCAAATGAGCTTTGATTTAGAGGAGGATAATAATGGAACTCCGTCCGTATCAGAATGAAGCGAATGACCGAATCCAAGAAGAATGGGCGAGTGGTGTCAAGAAGACACTGCTCGTTCTTCCTACCGGATTGGGTAAAACAGTGACATTCTCAGATTTAACAAAACAATTAGTAAGCAAAGGTGAGCGGGTTTTAATTATGGCCCACCGTGGCGAATTACTTGACCAAGCTGCAGATAAACTTTTCAAAGTAACAGGATTGAAAGCTGCAGTTGAAAAAGCTGACCAAACTGCAAAAAATTCATTTTATAGCGTGACAGTCGGAAGTGTTCAAACCTTGATGCGTGAAAAACGGCTACAGGATTTCCCACAAGATTATTACGACACAATCATTGTCGATGAAGCTCATCACATTTTGGCTAGTAGTTATCAGAAAGTCCTTGAATATTTTAGTGAAGCTAAAGTTTTGGGAGTAACCGCAACTGCTGACAGAACAGACAAGAAAAATCTGGGTGAGTTCTTTGAGTCGCTGGCTTATGAATACACCTTGCCTGATGCGATAAAAAATAAATACTTGTCACCAATGAAGGCAATGACTATCCCATTAAAAATTGATTTATCTGGCGTTTCAATGTCAGCCGGAGACTTTAAAGCAAGTGAAGTTGGAAGTGCATTAGACCCTTACCTTTATCAAATAGCAGATGAAATGGTCAAGAATTGCTCAAACAGAAAAACAGTTGTCTTTTTACCGCTTGTAGCAACTTCTAAAAAGTTTCGAGATATTCTCAATGAAAAAGGTTTTAAAGCTGCCGAAGTCAATGGAGATTCCAAGGACCGTGCGGAGATTTTAGAAGACTTCGACAACGGGAAATATAACGTACTTTGCAACTCAATGTTACTGACAGAAGGTTGGGACTCACCAGAAGTCGATTGTGTCATTATGCTAAGACCAACAAAATCACGTCCGCTTTATGTTCAATGTATTGGCCGTGGCTTGCGTTTGGCAGAAGGCAAAGAAGATTGTTTAATTTTGGATTTCCTTTGGCACACAGAACGTCATGAGCTAGTTCATCCAGCACACTTGATTGCTAAAGATGATGAAATTGCTAAAAAGATGACTGAAAAAATGGCTGAGATTGAAGAAGATGATCAGTTACAACTCTTTGATTTAGAAGAAGTCGCAAAGGAAGCTGAGAGTGAAGTAGTTCAAGACCGAGAAAACTCACTGGCAGAAAAATTGGCAACGATGAAAAAACGGAAGCGAAAACTTGTGGACCCTCTACAGTTTGAACTTTCTATTCAATCAGAAGACCTGATAAACTATGCCCCATCTTTTGGTTGGGAAATGGCACCAGCTTCTGATAAACAAATTGCAGCACTTGAAAAATTTGGTATCTTTCCAGAAGAAATTGAAAACTCTGGGAAAGCTAAAGTTTTACTTGATAAATTAAATAAACGGAAAATGTCAGGTTTAACTACACCTAAACAAATTAGATTCTTAGAAAGCCGTGGTTTCCAGCATGTTGGAACTTGGGAATTTAATAAAGCACGAGGTCTAATTGACCGTATTGCTGGGAATGGTTGGAGAATTCCAGTTGACATTAATCCGAAGGAATATAAAGGAGTTTAAGCTTGGAAGAAAAATTTGATTTAGTGCCACTCCTTGAATATATCTCACCATCATCACTTGATTATCTGGACTGGGTATCAGTTGGAATGGCTTTGAAATTCGAGGGCTATCCCTTTGATGTATGGGACAGTTGGTCACAACCTGATAGTAGATATAATGCACGAGAAATGGAATCAAAGTGGGATTCACTTGGCCATAATGGAGCTACACCAGTAACTGGTGCATTTATCACTATGAAAGCAAAAGAAAATGGTTGGTCTTCAAATTCTTATAAAGGGAATGATGGGAACGAGTTCTTAGGCTGGGATGATGAAGTGAGCGCAGCACGAGATTATAAGTTTATTGATAAATCTTGGGTTGAAGGTCAAGAAATCAGAGAGCCTGATGATAATTGGAAACCTGTAGAACAGCTTAAAACTTATATTCAAACGCTTTTCAAAAATGATGATTACATTGGCTATGTCATGAAATCTTGGCTGCGTGATGACGGAAAATATTCTGTCAGTGGCGCAGGTAACTATACTAGAACCGCAGAAGAATTACTCAATGAACTAGAAAAGTATAAAGATGAAAAAGATTTGAGTTATATTGTGGGAGATTCTGACCCTCTTGGTGGCGCTTGGATTCGTTTCAATCCTCTTGATGGTAAAGGGGTTAAAAATGAAAATGTTACTGAGTTTAAATATGCTCTAGTTGAATCGGATAATTTAGGACTTGAAAAGCAAAATGCAATCATGCGTGAATTAGAATTGCCAATTGCTACGCTTGTCTATTCTGGTGGGAAATCAGTTCATGCCATTGTAAAAGTTGATGCGAAAGACAAAAACGAATACCGTGAGCGGGTTGAATACCTCTATAAAATTTGTAATAAAAATGGCCTTGAAGTTGATGGCCAAAATAAAAATCCGTCACGTTTATCTCGAATGCCTGGTGTAATTCGTGGAGAGCACAAGCAATTTCTTATCGATACAAATATTGGTAAAGCGAATTGGGAAGAATGGCAAACCTACATTGAGGATTTGAATGATGACTTGCCGGAGTTTGAAAGTCTTGCAGATATGTTTGAAGAAGACCCACAACTTGCCCCAGTTTTGATTGATGGAGTTTTGCGCAGAGGTCATAAAATGCTTATTGCTGGTCCATCAAAAGCCGGAAAATCATTTGCATTGATGGAGATGTGTATTGCGATTGCAGAGGGGATTCCTTGGTTTGGATTTAATTGTGAACGTGGAAAAGTGCTTTACATCAATATGGAGCTTGACCGCCCCTCAGCTTATAAACGATTCAAAGATATTTACCAAGGAATGAATGTCCCACCAAATCATCTAAAAAATATTAGTATTTGGAACATGCGTGGTCATTCTATTCCAATGGATAAATTGACACCAAAGCTGATCAGACGTGCTCAAAAAGAAAAATTTGATGCGGTGATTATTGACCCAATCTATAAAGTATTGACAGGTTCTGAAAATGATGCGGAACAAATGGCCAAGTTTACAAATAACTTTGATAAGGTAGCTGCCGAGCTTGGGACATCTGTTATTTATTGTCACCACCACTCAAAAGGAGCACAGGGCGGTAAATCTTCTATGGACCGAAGCTCTGGTTCTGGAGTATTTGCCCGAGACCCTGACGCAATTCTTGACTTAATTGAGCTTGAAGTGACGGACAGTTTGAGAAAACAACAAGATGCCAGGGCAGTAGCCAATTTCTATGCAGCCAAAATCAGAGATGAAAAGCCTGAATATCTTAATGAAATTGGCCAAGATGATTTTCTATCAGCGCCCGAAATGCGAAAACATTTGGCTTTAGCGTTTGGGGATGAACGTGCCAGAGAAATTGCTGGCTTTGAATTGGAACAAGTCCAACGAGTTGTGAAGTTGATGACTGCTTGGCGACTTGAAGGAACACTTCGAGAATTTCCAAAGTTTGAACCAGTCAATCTGTGGTTTAATTATCCGCTTCATTATTCCGATGATTCTGGAGTTCTGAAAGACCTTGAACCAGTTGGAGCAAATGATAACAAATGGTCAAAAGGTGGTAAAAAGAGTGCGGATATCCGCTCTTCAGCAGAAAAGAAAGCTGAACGAATTAAGAAGAATACTGAAAAACTTCACACTGCTTTTGAATCGCTTGATATGGAGGGGACAGGTAAAATCCGAATCGGAGAAATAGTCACATATTTTGAGGATAAAGTCACACGTAATACAATAAAAAATTGGATTAAAGAACAAGAAACTTTGACAATTGATGATAAAGGTTGGATAACTAAATTAGAAAATAATGAATAAATTATAAGTTTTATCGAACCTGTCAAACTGTCAAAAACTAGTTAAATTGACACCCCCTGTCAAACTGTCAAATTAACTAAAAGTAATATTTTTGACACCTGTCAAATTAACTAAAAATTGACACTTTGACACCTGTCAAAAAAGGGTGTCAATGAATTATATACTACGTATATAATTACCTGATGGGTGTAGGTGTACAGACAAGTCAAATTTGCTTTTGGGTTTGCAAATTTTGACAAGTCATTGACACCCACCGAGGCGTGCGAGGGTGGGTGGAGGAAAAAGAAAAATTAAAAAAGTTTCTTAGAAAATAGAGGTGGAAAATTTGGACTATGAAAAATTTTTCAACGATGTTAAAAATTGGATTTTAGAGTGCAACTCACAGGCGATAAAATTAGGATTCGGAAATGATGAGTTTTGGAACTGGGTTGTAAATTCACTTGGAGAGTTGAGCACAAAATATAATTCACAGCCGCTGGTCATGAAACAGACGAACATGTTACTCGACTGGCTAGAAGATACCTGGGAAGAGGTGAAAAATGGATCACGATAAATGTCCAAAATGTGGAAGTGAAGAAATAGTAGATGAATCTTGTTGCGATGCATGCGGAGCTTGTAAAATGTTCTGTCTGGAATGCAATAATGATTGGACGGAGGAATTCTGATGGCAAAAATTGTAAGTTCTATGGCATTTCATGATTTAAAGGATGCCATTGTAACAGATTTTGGAACGAAAATACTAGTTTATGATTATCAACCATTGACTGTTTTATTACTTGACGGAAAAGAGTTCTTTGTAGATACAGCTGGTGGTGATAAGTGGTTTGTACAGAAAGGCGAATAAATGGCCCACAAATACGGAGCTAAAAAAGTAACGATTGATGGCATCACATTTGATAGTAAGGCTGAATCAATTTACTATCAATTGCATAAGCATGAGCCGAACATGAAAATGCAAGAAAAATTTGTCTTACAAGATAAGTTCAGGCTTAATGGTAAAGCTTATCGTGAAATTTACTACAAGCCAGATTTCACTTTCTATGATGATGCTGGTAACTTGATTAAAGTAATTGATGTGAAAGGTATGATTTTACCTGAGTTTAAAATTAAGGCGAAGATGTTCGCTGCTCGCTATGGTTTGCCAATCACAATTGCAAAAAAAGTTGCTCGAAAAGATGAATTTACAGAAAAGGTGATTTGAAGGGAGCGGCGATGAGTAAGTATGACGAAGATTTAAAAAAAGCTTGTGAAATCTTAAATAATACAGAACTTGATGAATTGGTTCAAGTTGCAGTTGAAGCAATGGATGACGCAGCAACTGATATCGGAATGGAAGCAAGTCAAGAATGGCATGCAAAAATAACTTTGGAATCTGCTTTGATGCGCATTGCAGAAAAAGTCGCTAAACGTCCCCATCTTACGATTCCTAAAAGCATTGCAGATGAGTTGGAAAAATATGATTTTGAACTTACTAGTAAGGGTCTTATGTACAGCAATATGGGTGGTACATTGGTAGAGTTTTCCAGAGTAACATATGATGAAATACCACAGTTAATTGTTCAAACTATTGCTGGTAATTATCGAATAGTGTTCGCCTACCTCGCAGGCAAAGCCCTCGGAGTTGATTTAGTGGAGGTAATAGAATGAAAAATCATGAATTAAAACTAGACATCAGATATTTTGATGATGTGAAATATGGTAAGAAAAATTTTGAGATACGCAATAATGACCGCGATTTTAAAGTAGGAGATATTTTGGAATTAAAAAGGTTTGATGGTAGTCGTTATGTTGCAGATGTAGGAGTTCTTGGAAATCCATACATGCCAGTTGATAAAGAGCAGGCTGACACAATCAAAGTAAGAATTAAATGGATGTCTAGACACTTAGATGACTATAACAAGCTTCTGGAAGATGCTGGACTTAGTTTTTCTAGTGAATCTGTAGGCTTAACTCTTGCTATAGAATCTGTTATTAATGACTACTTCCACACTAACACACTTCCCGATGGTTATGTTGTGCTAGGAGTTGATTTAGTGAAAGTGGTGGAGGGATGAAAATTGAATTAGAAACAAGACCCTGCTTAGTAACTTTTAGTAATAAAAAGCAGATTCAGGGAACTTTTATGGGATTATTTCAGCATTCGCATACTCATGGAGATTCATTAATAGCTGGTGGTTTTAAAGCAGGAACCGTCGCTTATCCTATCGCTATTGTAGAAATCAATGGAAAAATGCAAGAAGTAAGAATTAGTCAGATTGAATTTCTTGATGTTGCGAAAAGCGAGGTCACAGAATGACCGACAAACTAATATCGCTGGTCAATGACTGGTGGGGAGGGATTGAATGAAAGTAAGCACAGAATATGGGTATTTAATCAAAGCACTGAGAGAATATCCATTTGAATCACAAGTTAAAAGGAGATGCGAAGAAATTCAATATCCAGTAAGTCATAGTGGGTTAGACCCCAATTGGTGGATTACTCCTCAAAATCTAGTTCGTGACCCAAAAGTTTTAAGTGATATCATTAAGCTAGAATGTGATCCAACATTAATTAAATATAGGCGGCAGTTTAAAGCGATTCAAGAAATGATTGCTGAAACAGATCCAGGGCATTGGAAAATAATCAAGGCTGTTTATATTCACAATGAATTGACTGTTGAAGGTGCATTGATGCGTTTTGGCTTTGGTAAAAAAACTCAAGCGTATAAAAATATCATTCGTCCATTTTTTGAAAAATTGGAATATAAGATTGATGAAATTGCTGCAGAAGATCGCATTGAAATAAATTTTGCGGAAAAGTGACCGTTTTTGCTAAAAAATAGCGAACAAGTGACCGAAAAAATGAGTTAAAATAGTATTGTGAACGAGTGAATGATGATACGACTCATTTTTTCCTTTTAGATTTTACCTGTCAGAAATGGCAGGTTTTTTTATACAAATTTTACAGAAAGCGAGGTACAAAAATGTGACAAATGGTAACATATACAAGCCAACTACAGCTGAAAAAAAATTACTTGAAGTGCTTATAAATCCAGAAAATGCAGGTAAAACTGTTACAGATATTTGTAACCTTGCAAATGTAAGCCGTCGTAAGTATTATGAAGCGATGGGGAAAGAGGAGTTCTCAAATCTCGTCAATGAGACCACAATGGACTTGGTCACAGCTAAAGCGGGTAGTGTTTTAAATGCTGCATATAAGTACGCTATGAAAGAAAAAGGATTCCAGGACCGCAAAATGATTTTAACAATTGCTGGAATTTACGTCGATAAAAGTCAAACGGAGCTGTCAGGTTCAGTTGATATCAACGAACGTAGCAAAGAGATACAAGAACGGATAAAAGGGCGGATGAAGGATGGAGAATGATTTTGATTTTTTCATGGACCTAGTTCTTAATCATCCTGTTCAGTTTGGTATAGAAAGTGGATTTGAAGACTTAGAAGACATTCATAACGAATGGATCAAGTCTTTTTTATTTTCTGAGGAAGACGAAACACTTCTGGCTCATCGTGGGTCATATAAAACGACTTGTCTTTCAATTGCAATTGCGATTCTATTGGTCATGTTTCCAAATAAAACCATCATCTTCATGCGAAAAACCGACACGGACGTTATGGAAATAGTCTTGCAAGTTCAGAAGTTATTACAGTCAGACATCTTTCAGGCTTTCTCAGAAGCTTTGTGGGGCAAGTCAGTTACCTTATTGAAAGCAACAACGACTGAGATTGATACTAATCTAAAAGAAAGTAATAAGGGGACTTCTCAACTTCTTGCTTTAGGGATTGGTGCCAGCATTACTGGTAAGCATGCGGACATTGTTATCACTGATGACATTGTCAATCTGAAAGACCGTGTAAGTCGTGCAGAACGTGAGCGGACTAAAACACAGTACCAGGAATTGCAGAACGTGAAGAACCGTGGTGGCCGTTTCATTAATACTGGAACTCCTTGGCACAAGGAAGATGCAATTTCAAAGATGCCAAATGTCAGAAGATATGACTGTTACGAAACGGGATTAATTAGTAAAGAACAGCTAGAGCATTTGAGACAAGCCATGATTCCAAGCTTATTTGCTGCCAACTATGAACTGAAACATATTGCAGATAAAGATGCCATGTTTAGCACTCCAACCTATATTGCTGACGTTGGCAAAATCGCTAATGGGACAGCGCACATTGATGCGGCTTACGGTGGGAGTGACTCGACTGTTTATACTGCTAAGAAAGATAATGTGATGTTTGGCAAGAAATGGGACAAGCATGTTGATGATTGCTTGAATGAGATTGAGCTTATCCACAAGGAATTGAAGCTTGGAACAATTCATGTTGAAAACAATGGGGATAAAGGTTATCTTGCTAAAGAAATTAAAAAACGTGGCATTCCAGTCAAAGAATATCACGAATCACAAAATAAATTTATTAAAATTGCTACCTATTTGAGAGCGGAGTGGTCCAACATTCAATGGCTTGATACTACTGATCCAGATTATATGGCTCAGGTATTAGATTATACAGAGAATGCCGAACACGATGATGCGCCAGATAGTGCAGCAAGTTTAATTAGACAGACTAAAAGTAAAGGAGGTTGGTTAGTATAATGGCAACTAATGTACTACTAAGCAAAGACCCAACAATTATTGCTTCCGGAATTAAAAATGCGATTCAGGCAGATTTAAAAGATAAAAAAAAGAAACTTGCCCAGCAAGGTGTAGATTACTATAACTACAAACATGATATTTTAGACAATCGAATTTTTTATATTGATGATAATGACAATTTAAGAGAAGATAAGTACGCTACAAATATCAAAATTCCCAATGCTTTCTTGAATGAATTGATTGACCAGAAAGTCCAATATCTTTTATCAAATCCAGTTGAAATCGAGTGTGATGATGACCAGCTGGCTAAGTACCTTGAAGATTATTATAACGAAGACTTTCAATTGTTCCTTAATGACTTGCTGACAAATGGAAGTCAGAAAGGATTTGAATATGTTTATCCTCGGACTACTCCTGATGATGTCATTGTCTTTCAAGTTTTAGACGGTTTAAAAATTATTCCTATTTATGATGATTTGAATGTCGTTCAAAAAGTCCTTCGTTATTACTCAAATGATATTGTCAAAGACGGTAAAGTAAAAACAATTAAGACTGCTGAACTGTATGATGATAAAGAAGTCATGACCTTTGAAGCTTCTGAAAAAGATAATTATGAATACATCGGTTCACAGCCACATATTCTTGGAACTAATGGAGAGGAGATTGGAGGCCGTTCTTACAACACTATTCCACTTTATCGTTACCAGAACAATCAGCAGGAACGAACAGATTTAGAACCAATCAAAGCGCTTATTGATGACTATGACTTGATGAATTCTTATCTATCAAACAACTTACAGTCTTTCTCTGATGCCATTTATGTGGTTAGAGGATTTGAAGGTGACTCTTTAGATAAACTCCAAATGAACCTCCGTAATAAAAAGGTTGTGGGTGTTGGGGATGATGGTGGAATTGATGTAAAAGTTGTCAATATTCCTGTTGAAGGTCGTAAGACTAAGATGGAGATTGATAGTGAAAATATCTACCGTTTCGGCTTTGGTTTTGATAGCTCACAAGTCGGTGATGGCAATGTGACAAACGTTGTTATTAAGTCACGATATACAAGGCTAGATATGAAAGCCAATAAGACAGAAACTCGATTGAGAGCTTTCTTGAAATGGTCTCTTGGCTTAGTCATTGCTGATATTAATCGAAAAAATAACACATCCTACAACAGCAATCAAGTTGAGTTTGTCATTACTCGTGAAATGCTGGTCAATGAAAATGACCTTGCGAACAATGAAAAAGTTGAAGCTGATACAAAATCAGTTGAAGTCCAAACACTTCTTGCAGCAGCTCCATTATTGCCGGATGATGAAGTGGTTCAGATGATTTGTGAAATTTATGATTTGGATTATGACGAAATCCAGAAACAATTAAGTGTTAAAGGATATACAGAACAACCAAGTGCCTCTGATACTCAAGAAGTGGCTGAGGCGGCTCAAGATGCTGCTGGAGTTAAGACACTAAATGGAGCGCAAACTCAATCTCTAATTTCAATAATCACGCAATATCAAACTAATGTTCTTACACGGAATCAAGCTATTCAGATGATTATTGTTGCTATTGGAGTTAGTGAAGAACAGGCTAATAAATTACTTGGTGATGACAATGTTAATAACACTGTAGCTGGAGTGGTAAGTTGAGGTGATTCATGAATATTGAAAGTCCAGTAGATGAAAAAAAGCTCCACAAGTTCTATGAAAACATTTCTAAATCTGTGAATCAGAAAATTGAGGATTGGCTAGAGCATTACGGTGATCTATCTTTTAGCAAACGGATAGAGTTTGAAAGATTGCTAAATGTCAGTAATGAAATTCGTCAAATACTTGGAGAGCCTAGCATTAATATTGCTGAAACGATTAAGAGTCATGTTTTAACAGAAGGAGCAAACGGATATAATTCTGTTTATTACTCTCTTGAAACTGGCTATAATCTTGATTTGAACTTTCATAGCTTAGACAATAAGTTTTTAACTGAGCTGATGAACAGTCCAGTAGCTGGTTCTACTTTGTCAAAGCGACTCTATAAATACAGAAATGAATTGGCTTCAAAGATTAGTGATGCTATTGCTAGAGGGATGTCTTTTGGTTATGGCTATGACAGAATGGCTTTGGAAATATCAACAATTACAGAAGCTAACTATCGGCAAGCTTTAAGAATTGCACGTACAGAAGGTGGTCGTGTTCGTTCTATAACCACTCAAAAGGGTTATGAAGAAGTCAAAGAAAAAGGTGTTGATTTAAAGAAACAATGGATGGCAACCAACGATGGTAGAACTCGTACAGACCACTCATCACTCAATGGACAGATTCAAGAAGTTGATGAAGACTTTAAAATTGGTTCATATAAAGCACAAGGACCTCGGATGTTTGGTGTTGCCGAAGAAGATATTAATTGCAGATGTACAACGGTCACAGTCGTTAACGGGATTGCTCCTAAGTTGAATCGAGAGGGTGAGAATTTTTATCAAAAGAAATATGATGATTGGTTGAAGGAACAAGGTAAGAAAAATGTTCAGGATATCATGAAAAACCCAAGTATGAAGGAAATATTTGGAAGTAAAAATTATAATAATTTACTAAACAGTCTTAACTCAATTGAAGATAGCCCCATGAAATCCTTGATTGAAAAATTGGGTAATCAATTGCAATTTGAAAAAGGAGAAAAAAATTTAACAAAAGGAAAAATTATACAGTTAACTGATACGTCTTTCAAGGAATCGAAAGAAAGAAATGCAATGCAAGTTGTTTTCCATGAAATATCTCATGGGATTGATAATTTAGGAGTTAGAATCTTAGGAAGTGATTTTACAAGAGTTTCAGCAATTCCTGAATATGGACTAAAAAAAGATATAAATAAGGATTTGCTAAATTTATTTAATAATGACTTGGCGGAAATAAAAGGTGACGACTATCAAAAGCTAAAAAACTTGAAAAAAATGGATATTTTTGATCAAGGAGCGATTGTTCGCAAGTATAAAAAATTAGCAGAAGAAAACCCGAAAATGTATTCGTCTCTGTCTGATATGATGGAATCAACCGGCGCATTTATTCACCATCCGTTGGGGTCAGGGCATGGACTAAAATACTGGAAGCCTTACGGTACACAAGAAGCTGAATTTTTCGCACACATGGGTGAAGCTTTAGTCAATAAGGATTCTAGAAAAATGATGTATGAGTTATTCCCTACAGCATCTAAAAAATGGGAGAAAATGCTAAACGACATTTTGAAATCAATAAAAAACTAAACGTTTGTCACTGACAGGCGCTTTTCTTATGCCCTGAACATGGCATAAAACTGTTCAAATTCGACTAGACACGTCGTAAAAAGTGCAAGCATCGTGAGAGCGAACTCGTATAAAAGCGTAGGTGTGAGGAGGAAGAAAATGACATTTGAAGAGTATTTAAAATCTCTTGGGTTAGATGATGAGCAAGTAACATCCATTACTGCAGGAATGGAAGAAAACAAGTTCTATCTAACTTCTGAACAGAATCTTGAAGAACGCTATAACAAGGTTGTTCAACAACGAGATGAAGCCAAAGAGCAACTCGATGAAAGTAATGAAAGAATTACTGAACTTGAAGCTGCTGCCGAAGAAGTTCAAAAAACTTTAGAGTCTAATCAATCTGAGTTAGAAAAACTTGAAGAACTTCAAGGTCAAGTTGAAACACTGACAAGCGAAAATAGCTCAATCAAGCGCACTACTAAGCTTGAAAAACTGCTGACTAAAGCTGGTGTTAATGACATTGACTATATTCTCAACTATAAAATGCGTGGTGGAGAAGATTTAGAAGTTGGAGAAGATGGAGAGTTTACCAATTTTGATGACAAGCTCAATGAGTTGAAAGAAAGCTATCCAAAATACTTTGAGGCCCCTGAACCTCCAAAAGATGATAAGGGCTGGACTCCTTTGGATAACAACCCTAAAGACGGTAAAAATGTATATTTTGACCCGTTCTCAGAAAAAATTGCCAAATATAACCAATAGGAGGAATCACTTTGGAAGACAAAGAAAAACAACCGATTACGGTTGCACAGCTTAAAGAAGCTGGAATTGACAAACTTGTCGCTGGACTAGCAGAGGCCATTGATAAAGAAGATGACGCAAATGTAGGTAAAGCACTGCAAGACCTTACAGAAGGTCTTAAAAAAATTGATTCGCCAGATGATAAAGAAGATGACGAAGAAAAACCTGATCCATTTGCTGACAAAGTCGCAAAATATGTTCCACAAGGGAAATAAGAGAGGTAAAAAAATATGACAACTAATAACAATCAACAAAATGCACGTCGTTTTGAACCACAATATAAAGGTATTCTTACCGCAGTATTTAACGCTAAATCCGCATTCTCTGGTGCATTTGCACCAATTCAATCAGTTGACGGGATCACTTCTAACACAAAAGCCTTTTCTGTAAAAACTAATGCTACACCAGTAGTAATTGGAACTTACAGTAAAGACGCTAATGTTGGTTTTGGAACTGGAACTGGAAACTCTTCACGTTTTGGTAACCGTACTGAGGTTATTTATGCTGATACTGATGTTGATTTCAGCTATGAATTGGCAATTCATGAAGGAATTGATATTGCCACAGTAAACGCTGGACTTAACGATGCAGTAGCTGACCGTTTGGAAGCTCAATCAATTGCTCAAACTCGTTACATGAACCAAAAGAATGGTAAATTCTTGTCTGATAACGCAAGCAAAACTCTTGCAATGGTAGATGCTGATAGCAAATACACAGAAGAAAATATCAATGCTTTGTTCAATGCTGCTGCAAAAGAATTCACTAATAATGAAATCGATGCAGATAAAACAGCCTACCTTGTTCCTGATTTATATCAAGCAGTTGTTGATTTGACTAATGCAACTTCACTAAAAGGTGCAACTGTCAGTCTTGATAACAACACTGTTCCAAAATATAAAGGGTTCAAACTCGAAGAAACTCCTGATAAATACTTTGTTTCTGGCGAAGTTGCGTATTTTGCTGCTGATCAAGTTGCTATTCCTTTCGTTGGTATTGCCACAGCTCGTACAATTGATGTAGAAGCCTTTGACGGTAAAGCACTCCAAGCTCATGCTAAAGGTGGTCAATTCATGCTTGATGATAACAAGAAAGCTGTCTTGAAAGCAACCGCTCCAGCTCCTAAACCCTGATGATGCCCCGGAGAAAGGGGCTATCCCAGATGATAGCTGGACAGTAAATCAAATCAAGAGTTATCTTGACCAGAAAGGGATAGCTTACACCAGCTCAATGGTAAAAGCTGACTTACTTGCTTTAGTGGGAGGTTAATTATGATTATCACGCTAGATGAAGCACAAAAAATCAACCCTGACCTGACTCAAGAAACGCTTGATGGATTAGAGCAGTCTATTCGTGCTCTAACTCATAATAAGTTCCAAAATTTGAACATTAGATTTTATCAGTTCAAAGTAACCAATGAAAATACTTTAGCGTTCAATGACACGCTTTCTTTTCTTCGTGTTGGTGAAACAATTGAAATCAGTAATACCTGGAGTCAGACGGGTTCAGGATTAAATCAGGACATGGGCGTGAATGATGGCTTGTATGTGATTGAAGAAATCACTGACAAGACAATCAAGCTTAAAGATGCGAAGTTGTTTAATGGCAACTTTCAAAGTGCTTTTATCACTAAGATATCCTACCCTCCTGACATTGTCGAGGGTGTCAAAAGATTGCTCCAGTATGATATATCTATGGGAGATAAACTTGGCATCAAGTCTGAAAGTATTGCTCGGATGAACATCACTTACTATGATATGAATTCGAGTGAATCAATCAATGGTTACCCAGCTAGCTTATTTGGCTTTCTGAAAAAATATAAGAAAATGAGGTGGTAAGATGTATGCACCTCATTCTTTTATTATTCAAAAGTTTGAATCTGACGGTGACGGAATCGGTGGAGTTGTAAAGACTTGGAAGGATTTCACTACTGTAAAAGGTTATTTGGATTTAGTAAATGGAACAAACCAAGCCACGTTACAAAATGCTATCGTTGAGGAATCTACTCATATTTTAATTATTCCAAAGTATATTTCTGGAATCACTGATAAAATGCGAGTTATTGATGAAGAAGGAAAAGTTTATTCAATTACTTATCCTGATAATCCTATGGGACTCAATCATCATAATGAGATTTATCTTGTTTTTGGAGGGAAGAATGGCAATTAAATATGAGAATAATTTCCCGGCCGTTGAAAAGCTACTTGATAGTAATGTTGAACGTGCTCTTATTGCCTCAAGTGAACTTGTTCGCTCACAAGCAAAGACAAATGTCACTGCAGCGGGAAGAGTTGACACAGGTAAGTTGCGAGACGATATCAATTACAAGTTAGTAAAAGATAGTGGCTACTCTGGCGGAATGGCTTCACAGGTTGGCTCACCAGATAAACACGCAATTTATAATGAATTCGGTACTGGTGAATTTGCTGAAAATGGAGCTGGTCGAAAAGGTGGCTGGTTTTATCGAGCTGCAGACGGAACACCACACTTTACTAAAGGTTTAAAACCTATCAAATTCATGAGAAACGCTTTTCGTGACACTAAGCAAGAAGTTCAGAATATCTATCAACAGGAACTAGGAAAGGGGATAAAATGATTGAGTTATTGCAAACATTAAAATTGATGTTTGACCAAGTTACTAAAGAGAGTTATTTGGAAATTAATAACTCCGAAAAAGTTAATTACCCTTATCTAACATATTCACTTGATATTGATAACATCAACAGAAATACTGATGGCTTTTATTTAGACATTGATATTTTTGATGAAAACTCTAGTTTTATCAATATTTTTAATTTAGAAAGTCTCTTACGTGAAAACTTTGATTTTAATCAAAAATTCACGGATGGGCTTTTTTTACGTTTTTATTTTCAACGTTCGTTTTCAGTGGAAACACAGAGTGATACGTTGAAACGCAGAAATTTGCAAATTTATTGCAAAGTAGATTGGAGAAATAAATGACATTACCAAACTCAGGTTATACAAAAACTTCATCAGAAAATTTCATGATTAATGCAGGAACAATTGTAGTAAACGTGGAATGGGACGAAACCTCAAAATCATTTACAGGAACACCACTTGGCGCAACAAGTGATGGAACAAAAGTAAATATCGAACAAAAATACCGCAAAATCGGAGTTGATGGGACTGGCCATGTAGATGTTAAAGGCCTCTGGGTACTTGATGAAGCACACGCAACAGTTGGTGCTAAATTGAAAGAACTTACGGCTGAAAATATGGCCCTAGGACTTAATGGTACTAAAAATGAGTCAGCAGAATATGATGGCTATACTGAAATTAAATCAAAACGTTACCTTGAAGAAGGTGATTACATCAAAAATATGGCGATTGTCGGTAAATTGACAGGTAGTGAAAAACCTATCATCATTCTTTTAGACAATGTGTTGACTACATCCGCTTTTGCTCTTGAAACAAAAGACGGTGATGAAGCTGCTATTGACTATGAAGGAACAGCCAATGCCTCATTTGAACAATTGCAAAACGATGAGTTCCCTTGGACTATCCTTTATCCAACTGATGAAACAGTCGCAGTAACTGGAGTAACATTGAATAAAACAACTTTATCACTTGCGGTTGGAGCTAACGAAACACTGACAGCAACTATTGCACCAGCTAATGCCACTGATAAATCAGGAAGTTTTAGCTCTACTGACCCATCTATTGCGACTGTGAATGCACAAGGTAAAGTAGTGGGAGTTAAAGCTGGTACAACAAATGTCAAATTTACCACTTCAAGCGGTAAGACAGCAACTTGTGCTGTGACAGTTGCCTAAAAATAGAATAGAGGAAAATACTTATGACTGAACAATTGAAATTACGTGAATTGCAAGGGGATGACCTATTTACGCTTCTTGGAATTTTTGCAAAGCTAGAAATTCAAGATGACATTGTTGAAATTTTCAATGGGGTAGATACTTCTGACCTTTCAGTAATTGAGGCACGAGGCAGAAACCTCATGTCAAGTCTAATTTCAAAACTATTGAAAAATATCACAACTGTAAAAGTAGAACTCAACAACTTCTTAGGTGAATTGGCTGGGACTACTGGAGAAGAAATCGGTCAATTGAATCTTGTCACTTATGGTAAATTGGTGAAAGATTTTATTGGAAAACCTGAGTTGAAAGATTTTTTCCAATCATTGTCATCATAAAACAAATTGATGACGGTGAACATCAGTTAAAAGATTTCCTTTTTAGAAGATATAGTAATCCATTGGCTGTCTTGGCGACTTATTCGTTGGGACAGGCAGTGGATTTTATTTTATATCTTTATGAACAGGAAAATGAAGAAACATTATGGGAAATGTGGCTTTCTAAGGATATCGACGAAGACTTTTCAGAATTTAAAAAGAAAAATATGAAAACTTTGAGAATCAAAGAAAAAGATGTCATTACCCCTGATAAAGAGGAAGAAAATTTAAACTTTGCAGCTCAATATTTCAATTTTAGTAAGGAGGTAAAAATGAATGGAAGTATTTAGTTTATTTGGTACGCTTGGTTTAAGAGGCGCAAGTGATGTAAAAGCTCAACTTCAAGAAACGAGCAAACAAGCCGATAATACGGCCAAAACATTTGATAACTCTACTGAGAGAACTGGGAAAAGTTCTCAAAGTCTTTTAGCTAAGATTGGAGCTGGATTCACACAAGCTGGAAATGTTGCAGGTCAATTTGTAACTGGATCAATCAGAGCAATTGGGAACTTCGGCCAGTCCCTTGAAAATCAAGGGCAGAAAATGATTAACTTCGGTGGTGGGGCAAAAACTGCCCTTGGTACTGTTGGTTTATCAGTCGGGACACTTGCAATGTCTATCACAGCAGGGATGAAAAGATTAGACGCTTTGAATGGTGCCAACCTTGTCTTCCAATCAATGGGAGCTGCTGCAGATACTTCATTTGGTGGAATCAGTAAAGCAGCAAAAGATATGACCAAAGGGACGGTCATGTCTGTTGGTGACTTTAATTCCAAAGTTCAACAATATATAGCCAAAGGAGTTCCACAAGCTGCAGCAATTGCAACAACTGCATTGAATGCTTTTGTTAAAGGGACATCGGTCGGGATGACTGATGCAGCAACAGCGACTGCTCGTTTTAACTCTGTTGGTATGGATTTGAATAAATCTACAACAGAATTTAAAAACATGACCAAGGTTTTGGCTGGGACAGGTAATGCTACAGCTGCAGGAATTGATGCAGCTTCATTGGCAATTTCTCAAATGGCTGGTAAAGGGAAGCTGGACATGGGTAACATGTTACAACTTATGAATACCATGCCTAATGCCTTAGCTTTTGTCTCACAATCTACCGGAATATCAATGAAAGATATTCAACAAGCCATTTCTGATGGTAAAGTAAGCTATGAAGACTTTTCTAAGGCTTTGCAAGACCAATCAGTAAAAGTTGATGAACAGTTTGCCAAACAGGGTGGAGTTATGGCCCAAACTGGTAAGACCTTTGAGGGTTCTATCTCAAACATGAAAGCAGCTGTTGCACGTTTTGGGGCTTCAATCTTAGAGGGAATTGGTCAAAGTAAAATAACTGATGCAATGGCAAACATTGGTTCAAAAATTGATGAAACTGCCACTAAAATTACTCCTATCATTCCGAAAGTCGTTGATTTTGGAACAAAATTATTTAATCTAGCTCAAAAATTCGCACCCGTTATCGGTGCTTTTTTAGCCTTTAAATTAGGTGCGCTTGGTGTAGGAACGGTAATGAAACAGGTTGGTAGTATTTTTACAACCTTTGCTAAAAATCCTATTTTGTCTATTATTATGTTGTTAGTCGCAGCATTTGTACAAGCATACACGCATAGTGAAACTTTTAGGAAAGCAATCCAAGACTTATTTTCTGCTATCCAAAATAGTGGAGCGATGGAACTTCTCAAAATAGCTTTCGAGCGTATCAGTGCTGTTGTTGGTCAGGTTAAAGATTCTGTAAGTAAACTTTGGGATAACATTTCTAAGGGAACTAGTACAAGTAATATCATTCAAACAATAGTAGGATTTTTTAATAATCTAGGACTAGCAGTATATGATGTTGTAGATTTTGTTACTAAACTATGGGAAAGTCTTCAAAATAGTGGAGCTTTAGATGGTTTCAAGAATGCTTTTAAAAATACTTTTTCAATTATAAGTAGCTTGGTTTCTCCAGTAATTGATTTAGTTAAGAAGCTTTGGGATAAAATTTCCGAAGCTGGTAGTCAACAATCTGTTATTGAAACACTAGACAGTGCTTTTTCAACGGTTGGTTCAACAATCGAATCTGTGACGGGATTTGTAAAAGGATTAGTCGATTGGTTTAAACAAGGCGGCACCGGAGTGGACGTTTTGAAAGCTGCATTTGTTGGTCTTGGAACAATCCTTGGTGGTTATGCAGTATATCAAGGAATTTTAAAAGGTATTGCTTTAGCTCAACAAGCCTGGGCAATCGCCACTGGAGTTTGGAGTGCCGTTACTTCTGGTGCAACTGCTATACAAATGGCATTTAATGCCGCAATTGCTGCAAATCCAATTGGAATGATTGTAATTGCTATCATGGCAGTAGTGGCAGCCCTTGTTTACTTTTTCACTCAAACCACTGCTGGTAAGCAAATTTGGCAAGATTTCATCAATTGGTTGAAAAATGCTTGGCAAGGAATTAGTTCGTTCTTCTCAGGTTTATGGAACGGTATTGTTCAAATCTTCAATACTACGGTTACTGCGATACATGATTTTGTAGTTCCTATTTTTAATACTATTGCTTCAGGCATACAGATTGCCATGAATCTCATTTGGTCAGTCATTCAAATTGCTTGGCAGTTAATTAAAGTCACAATTGAATTTGTTGTAGGTGGAATTATTGCTTATATCAAATTTGGTTTTAATACCTTGGTAAGTATCATCCAATTTGTTATGAACATCATCAAGAGTGTTATTACGACAGTATGGAACTTTATTAGTCCATTTATTATGGGTGTCGTCAACGGTATAAAAAATGCAATAAGTATTGCCTGGAATGCTATCAGTTCGATTATTAGTAGCGTAATGAACGCAATCAAATCTTTCATCGTTCCTATTTGGAATTCGATTAAAGCGGTGATTTCTTCTGTTATGAATGCTATCAAGTCAGTGATTAGTAGTATTTGGAATAGTATTAAATCAGTTGTATCTTCAGTAGTGAATACAATTAAAAATACAGTCACAAGTATTTTTAATGCTATAAAAGCTACAGTTACTTCAATTTGGAACGGCATAAAAAATGCAATTTCAAACGCTGTTAATGGTGCTAAGAGTGTTGTGACTAGCGTCTTTAATGTTATTAAAGGAACGATTAGTTCTGTAGTCAACAGCATAAAGGGTGTTGTGACTAGTGTCTTCAATACAATCAAAGGCACAATCAGTAACGTAGTCAATAGTATAAAAAGTACAGTCACTAGTGTCTTTAATGCTATTAAGTCAGCTATGACAGGACCTATTGAAGCGGCTAAAGGTGTGATTAATGGGATTGTGAATAAAATAAAAGGATTATTTAATTTCAAATTAAAATTCCCTAAAATTGATATTCCACATATCCCACTACCACATTTTAAATTGAGTGGTTCATTCAATCCATTAAAAGGTAAAATTCCTTCTATTGGGGTTGATTGGTACGCAAAAGGTGGTATTTTAAATAGCCCTACAATATTTGGAATGAATGGTAATAATCTTCAAGTAGGCGGAGAAGCTGGACGTGAAGCAGTATTACCATTGAACAAAGATACACTAGGCGGTATTGGTCGAGGTATTTCTGAAACAATGCAATCTGATCAGCAAGCTATCTTAGATAAACTTGATGAACTAATTGAAATCTTAAGTCTTTTAGGGTTTGATTTTGACATTCGCCTTGATGATGGCACACTTGTTGGAAAACTTGCGGATAAGATAGACCGAGCGCTGGGAGATAATGTAAAAAGAAAGGCAAGAGGTAGGACAGTATGAATGAAGTAAGAGAATTTGTCATAGGTTCATATCATACTTTTACAGATTGGGGTTGTTTTATTCAGTCTGGATGGACTCTTGATTCTGCCAAACCGAAAACAAAGTACGTCGATATCCCTGGGGCTGATGGTCAACTTGATTTGACTTCAGCACTTACGGGACAAGTTAATTTTGATTCACGAGAATTTAAAGCTAGCCTTATTTTCCCGATTACTAAAAATCGAAGCGCTTGGGGATTATTGAAAACTACAATATCAAATGCGATAAATGGCCAAGAACTAAAAATCCGGCTTCCGGATGATGAGGGGCATTTTTTAAAAGGTCGTTTTTCAGTTGGGAAGTATGATGATTCAACAAGTGCTGCCACTTTAGAAATCTCAGCGACACTAGAACCTTGGCGATACAAAACGATACCGACAAGCGTAAAAAATACAATCAGCGGTACAAAAATAGTGCCTTTAGAAAACGAGCGAAAGCCGGCACTTATTACGATTGATACCAATGCAGCTTTGACCGTGAAGCTCGAGGGAAAGACAGTCGCAATCCCTATTGGGAAAACGGAGATTTTGGATTTTGTTTTGAAACAAGGAACAAATAATCTTTCGATAACTGGAACAAATGCCGCAATCACAATTACTTATCAGGAGGCAAGCTTATAAATGTTTACAGCAAAAATAGATGATAGGTTGCTTTTTACTCCTTTAAAAGATGCCTATCATCTCTATCAACCTAAAGTAGAACTGGAAGCTAATAAGGCTTCCAGTTTTGATTTTACAATTTATCCAGACCACCCAGAATACAAAAACATCTTGAAATTCAACCCCATCATCAAAGTTTACGATGATAACGACCTTATTTTTAGAGGACGAATTCTTGATGATGTAAAGGGGTGGGATAACGAGAAAAAGGTCTCTTGTGAAGGAGAGTTATCATTTTTCAATGATTCAATTGTTAGACCTTATGACTTCAAAGGGTCTGTCTATGATTATCTTCAACTTTTGGTTAAGCAACATAATAGCCAAGTTGATAAACGGCTTCAATTCACTGTCCGGAATGTGACGGTTGTAGACCCTAATAATTTAATTGTCCGGGCAAATAGCAACTACCCAAATACATTACAGGAAATCAACGATAAACTTTTCGGTCTTCTAGGAGGTTATTTTTACCTGGAACATGATGAATCTAAAAATATCACATATTTAGATTATTATGAGGACCCACCATTTAAAGTTGACCAAGGAATTGAGCAAGGAAAAAACTTGCTTGACTTAACAGAAACCATAAAAGGTGAAGACATTGCGACCGCAATTGTTCCTCTAGGTGCAAAGATTGAAGCAAAGGACGGAAGCGACACGGGTAAACGCCTTACAATTGCCAGTGCTAATAATGGAAAAGATTATCTCTATGATGAAAAACAAGTCCAAGCTTTTGGTTATCTTTATCGGACAGTCATTTGGGATGATGTGACAACAGTCGAGGCATTAATGAGAAATGCCAAAAAAGAGTTGGCCAAACTCATAAAACCAACATATACGCTTGAACTTAAAGCGTTTGACCTTAGTTTAATTGATTTATCGTTAGATAAATTTAAGATTCTTCATTATATAAAAGCAACAAGTAAGTACCATGCTTTGGATGAAGATTTCTTAATAAGCAAACTAACAATCGACATGGAAAGCCCTGAAAATAGTACCGTAACTATTGGCCAAACCTTCTCAGGCATTAGTGATTCAACTAACGCAAATCATGCAGCAGTTATTAACACCCAACTTACTGCAGAAGATGCGGTGAATAAAGCGATTGAGGCTATTAATTCAGCCAATGGAAAGAATACCAACTATTA